ACATCTTGAAGATAGGCAAGGAGTCAAACTTGCTGGCAGTTGCGGCTTCGCTGAGACGGCGGTTAGCTGCCTTAATCAGGGATATGCTGCTGTCGGCTATACCGACCCAGAACCTACCTGGCTCCTTGCGGTGGCTAGTGACGCCGGGGACTATCTGGATGGCAGGGACGCCCAGGTTATGCTCCATGGTGCGAAGCATGTACTGCATGCCAAGAGGGCTGGAGTCGATCTGGCCTGTGCTAGCGCCACCGACTAGACCGTAGGCTAGCCAGGCCTGGTTGCTAAAGATAACCAGAGTGAACTCGTCACCAAGGGATACTTGGTTGTTGCCGTAGATGGGGGTTAGCTCGTCTGGGCTGAACATAGAGTAAAGGTCGTAGCCGTTGACAGTCTGCCAGCTAATTAGCTCTTCGTCTATGCGGCCGAAGCTGCTGGGGAAGGTTGACTCAGCAGGAAGGTCTACCCAACAGACAGGTATAGGGGCTTGGGTTGCCCACTGGTTATGGCGCTTGTTCCACTGGTCTAGGGTTTCACCGGACTCTAGGTAAGGAAAGTCCCACCAGTACATGTGGCCGGGAGCTATTAGCCTGGCACTGCGCCCTAGCAGGCACATCTGACTACGCTCGCGTAACAATGGGCTATCCAGCGGTGGGTTGAGCTGGTCTATGGCCTCGTTCAGGCCAAGCTCTACCTGCTCACTGACTGACTCGGACTTGCTGCCTTCACCAATGTACTGGACACCGATCTCAGCGGGGTAGGGGAATAGACTGGTGATGAGGTCTACCTCGCGGCGCAGTTCGTTGGCTGTCATACGCTCAGGCTGGATACGGCGGCGGCGGCCTTTAGCTGCGGTATCCTCCTGGGGTACCTGGTCCTCATCCCAATACATCTGGCTCCGTAGCTTGTCAAAGGTTATCTGCTTGTCCCAAAAGCGCTGAACGTGTACCAGCATCTCCCTAAGGTAATCAATGGTAGGTTCGGTTTTAACGTCACTGATCATAGTGCAAACAGTAGGCCCAGCCCGCCACGATGAACTGGGCCTACCGCCTCAGAAGGAGTTGCACCACCACGGGTAAATGGTGCCAAGGTAAGTAGGTAGAGCCAGGCGTTCAAGCTATCTACTGGCTCTACCTTGCACAGCTGGTTAGCTGTCAAAAGTAAGTTGGCAGCCAGCCAAGATTGGGGTACAAGCCCCAACAACACTAACTGGTCTGCCAACATGCAGCAATGCTGCCAAAGAAAGGGGGCAGGACCAGCTGTCGCCCACCTGGCCCTGCCATAAGGAGGATGGGATGTCACTAATAGCTCCTAGTAAGAGCTGTTGCAGCTTCCCAAGCTGCGTTCCAGCAGATAGTATCCCAGTAATGTGCAGGAATAGGCGCTGCCTGCGGATGCACCCACACAGACTGGTTTATCCGCATCTCACCATACAGGAAGTTAAACAGCTTCCTTGCCTCAACAGTCCATTCTGCCCACATCTTAGGAGACACCCTGTATGTGTTCTTGTCCGTCTGCTTTGGCTGTTCTAGCTCTACTATCTCAGTCTTCACTAGTAGCTCCTGTCGAATAGGAATCTGGGCCGCCGGTTCAATGGTAGCCTAGCTCCATCTGCAAGTACGCAGGCCATACTCAGGGCATCCATCCTATCGTCATGCTTACCGTAGGGGATCAGGCACAGCTCTGTCTCGAGGCTGACACCATCCACTAACGGTAGGCCCCTTGGTAGGAGTAACCTATCACTGGCAAACAGCGCATCTAGGTAGGCTGCCCTGCCAACCTTATCCCTATCCAAGGCTACTGTCCAGCTCTGGGTACTACGCCTGCTGCGGTAGGGAATCTCCCGAAGTGGTAAGTTGTACTTGCGCTTGAGGGACTGAACCAAGCTGAGCTGGAAGCCCACAGTCTCTAGACCAAGTGCCCTGAGCCCGCTGGTCTTCTTGGCACGGCGGGCTATCTCAAACTCCAGGTCTGGTACTTCCAGGCGCTTGGCCCAGACATCCATAACGTAAATCTTCCTAGAGCGTAGGTCAGTGCCGACTACTGCAATAGCCGAGTAGTCTGCACTGGTCTTGGTGCTGGCCGCTGGGTCTACTGCCATGTAGATGTTCAGCGGACGGTTGGGGATAGTGCTAGCGTCCCAGTAGCCTATGTGTTCGCGCTTGATAATGTTGCCGTCAGTGGCACTAGTGCTGCACATAAAGGTCAGGGCAAAGAGCATATCGCCCTTGTCACGGCGGATAGCTTCTACTCGTTCGGGGGTGAAGCGCTTGGGAGATAGGGTTGGCCCCCAGGGGTAGTCGCCAGCTATAGGCATCTCTATCAGGTCGAAGCCCATATCTGCGAAGGTGGGTACTAGGTCTGTTTCTCCCCAGCGGGTGAGAATACCTACGATGCGTCCTCCTTCAACCAGTCTATCCACAATGACGCCACGGAGCTTACTGGTTTGTAGTTCCATTGTAGTAGGCGACCTAACGTCTTCCTGGTTGGTTGGGTCGTCAATGATGATAACGTCGAAGTGTAAGCCCTGGTAAGGTCCGTTGAGGCCGCAGCCCATAATAGTGGGTTCCGGCCCTGTATAGGCTCGTCTAACGAAGAGTACTGATTTGGTCCACTGGGCACCTGTATCCTCCTCTACTCCAAACGCGCCACGGTAGACATTGTTGCTATCAATGGTGCGCTGGATCGTCATAACCTGCTTCTGGGCCTGGTCACCAGCGTTCTGTAGCCACAGGATGCGGATGTTAGGATTGCGCCCAATCTGCTGCTCACACCACATGCGGACCGTGGTGGTCTTGTAGGTGTCAGGTGGACAGATGATAATGGTGCGGTTGAGGCTGTTAAGCGCTTCTTCCCAGGCTTCCTGGTAGGCCTCTATCTCTATGTTATGGACGGCCTTGGCATAGGCGCGGAGATCACCGTACTTGGCGGCTACCACGCGGGCCTCGAACTCGCTAGGCGGTGCCTCTGGGCGGACTAGGACTGGGCTAATCATAGTAGTTACCACAATAAGGACAATACCAAGGCCCCCAGATAATAGCACTTGTACCAGTACCTATACCTGTACGGAGCAAGGCTGCACCACAGGTAGGGCAGCGCACTAGTTAGCCCTCAGGTGGCCGCACTCACGGCAGGTCAGGAGGAATACTTTAGCTGATCTAAGCGCTATCCACTCGTAGCCACAGTTGAGGCAGATAACCGGCCCTACCAGGATGTACAGTTGGCTGTTGGGCTGGATACCCAGCTCCTCCAGTGCGCTAACTGTCTTGACTAACTACCTCATCCATGTAGGCATCAGACCAAATAGGAGGCTGGTTAGCTTCCTGTCGTCTAAAGTCGGCAACTATTGCAGAGGCACGTCTAGCTGCGGCTAGTAGTTTCTTATCCTTGACGCCTCCTAGAGTGGCCTCAGATACCGCAAACCATAGACGCCATAGCTCCCTAGCCAGCACTGTCTCATCTAAATACGACTTAACTATTGTTGACAACTTCGCCCTCAAGTAGCTGCCGGTCAGGGTTGATATACTTGTCGTTAACGTTGAACTGCTCTAGTAGCTGCTTAGCTGCTGCTCTGCGGGACTCTACTGATTCTACAGCATCAGCACCAACAGATACGGTTATGTTGACTCCACCAGACGATCTGGTCTCTTCCTGCTGGGCTACCATTGGTTGTGGCTTAGCCCAGTTCTTGTATAGCTCCCACTCACGGCTGGTTAGCCCAGCTAGATTTACTAGCGCACCAAAGCTAACCTCTATAGCCTTGTGGTAGTTAAGGAAGTTGAGGATAACTCTCTGGCGTTCGTATATCGGCAGACTGTCGCCAGCCCTTATAGCGTCAGCCTCAAAGGCCTTGAACCTAGGGCTACGGCGCCGCAGCTTTCCCAGTCTGTGGCTGGACACGTCTGCCAGTTGCATAGCTAGCCTGACTGGCAGGCCATGGCTCAGTGCAGCACAGTACAGTGGGTACTTTGGCCACAGTAGCTCATCAGGAGCAGTACTATTACCAACAACCTGCACTTGGGCAGGCTCGTCCGCTGGCGGCGGCGCGGTGCTGTAGTAGGGCTGCGCGGAGCTAGCCACGGCCAGACCTCGAAGCTACGAGTGAGTGGGGATCAGTTGCAGACCACCCAGCCCCACCCCTCCCCAGTTGTCTTGTCTGTTTCGACTGCACCTGAATAGACCCTCAAGCTTAGGGTATCACACTGCGTGGGGATGCGTCAATACAGTGCGGGGCAGACAATATTCCGGCAAACCAGCTAGCCAAACTTGCTGCATCTGTGCAGTAATTGTTTGGGGAACTGTAAAATTTCGAGGAGCGTCATAGCGCTCTGGGGACGGAGGCGGCAAATGGGGGTCTGAGTCGCGGTCGGCGGCAGGGGCGCTCGTTGGTGGTAGTGGGTGCGGAACATATGTTCGAGGAAGATAATCTGCTGTGGTTAGGGGTTGACATTGCGGGGCTGGGTGCGGTACAATCATGGGGATGGAGGTGATAACATGAGGACGCGAACGTGCGATGTTTGCGAAGAGGCGCCGGGAGTCATGCGCTGCCGGTATTACGGCAAACTCGGATACTATTGCATCGGCTGCATCTCGGCGCGGATGGAGGATCCTGACGATCCAATCGAGCAGTTCATCGTACTGGGGATCGTCAACTACAAGCGCGGCTAACCCGCACAAATCGGCTATGAAAGGAGGTGAGTCTAGATGCTATGCTCCAAGTGTGCAGCTAGCGACTGTGACTGCGAGGTGCGCGCTGCTACAGCTGTAACATGGGTAGCGCTGTTCCTGCGCTTTGTGCTGCCTGAGTGCCGCGACTACGTGACAGGGACGGCACTGTATCAGCCGTGGATCGTGGCCCCAGCGGTCTACAAAGTCTAACCCGCATAGGCGCCTTATCCATTCGGGTAGGGCGCTTTTGCATGCCCGCGACAGGCGAACAAACGTTCGACACCAGTCCCCTCACGCGGGGCGCGCGTGAATGCGAACACCTGTTCTATGCAAATAATCTGCTGTCATTTCGGCGCCAAACCGCTTGACACACGGGATCCGACGAGCCATACTACGGTTGATGGGCAAATCCCAAACCGGGAAATCGACCAACAGAAAGGAGATGGGAACATGACACAAGAGACCACAACACCGACCAAAGAGGAACTGGTTGCCGCGCACAATGAGGCGCTGACCAACATCAAGGACGCGGAGAAGGCGCACCAAACCGCGCAAAAGGCCTTCGATGCGGCAGTTGGTAAGGTTGGCACCGAGGAGCTCGTGGCACTTGCTACACCCGTGACCGAGGCCAAGGCGCTGGTAGACCGCATGACCAAACTGGCTACTCGCGCCAAAGAACGCGTGGACGGCTACGAACTGGAAGCCAAGCGAGACGAGCGTAACGCCCTGATTGCCCGAGATGTCGCTGAAGCCAAGGATGCAACCGATTTCGCTACGTACCGCGCAGTTGGAGTCGAGAAGCTTGTCCTGACCATCGACATGACCGAAGAGACTGTCAGCGCCAAGCCGAGTGGCCCTGGGATCAGGACTGCCAGCACTACCCCGCGCACTCGCACCAGCAACGGCAGCGGCTTTGCCAGCCGAGGCGGGATCAGGTTTGCTGACGGCAGGGAATTTCCCTCTGTCAATCGCGCCTACATGACACTGCGGGCGCAGGCAGATGGAACTGAACCTGCCCCAGCGAACACGAAGAGCGCCAGCAAGTGGCTCACTGACAAGGTTGGTAGCTTCGAGTTCGTCGCTCCACAATAGAATAGGCAGACCAAAGGCCTGAGTATAGCCCATCTACTCAGGTCTTTCTCTCTTCTACTCAGTAAACTACTCACGCGCGTAGGTGCATGTACAGTGAAACATTTGTGCTAATGGGAACATATGTGCGGACGCGTACAATGGCCGTGACGTGGGGGCAACCAACCATCCCAATGTGGGATACCAGCCCATCCGTTGGAGGCCATGCCAACCCCCATTGTGGGCCCGGAGGATGCATGGGCGATGGGGATCCCCAACCACCAAATTCCGGCATCAAGGAGGATCCCCACAATTGATAATGTTGGTGAGGCATTTCAATATCCGAAATCGAACATATGTTGCATATATTTATCAACCCCACCGTGGTATGATGCACGTAGATGAATACGGGAAGGAGGTAAACCTGCTATGGCAAAAGCATATACCGTATGCGACAGGATCGGACGTGCCATCGATTGCCGAGGACGGACGAGGCGCACAGCGCTTGACACTCCGGACGGCGACCGCATGGTAATTAGGCTTTGTTGCAAGTGTGCGCTCATAACGTATGAAGCAACTAGGGGAACACAAATCCGCATAATCCGTTTGTAGGCTGGTCCAAGAGAGCGAGGTGAGATAGATGCAACAGCAGAAATGCCCACAGTGTGGCGGCCCGGCGCCGAAGGATAACGAGGTTGACCATTTGGCGCTGCTATATTAAATGGGTAGCAGAGATCAACAAACAGATGGAGCGCAACAAGAGGTTTTGGAGTAAGGAGGTGAACCAAGATGCAGAAGGTTGATGCGTCAATGGCAAGTAGAATGCTAGCCAAACAGTGTTACAAGTGCAGCAAACCATTACAGGCTGGTGAGGTAGTTTACAAGGAGGGCAGAATAATGTATGATGGGACAATCTTCTTTAATGATAAGTGGCTATCTCATGCAACCTGTGACCACTGCGACTGCGGGGAAGGAGTACACCATGCAGACTGATGTGCCAACTAGGATCGGCTACCTTAGCGGCCAGCATGTGCTATGTATGGACTGTGCGCCAGCCGCACCTAGGGATATGGTGCCGATCTACAGTGATAACATAGGTAGGTACAGCCAAGCTTGTCATCAGTGTGAGCAGTGGATTGCTACTCCAGCTAATCCAGCATGGCCAGAGTTGTGGGATAGGAAGGATTGCAGACAGTGCCAACAGTAGAGGAGAAGCAGGTAATAGACCTACTGGCTGATCTTGACCTACAGATCATGTCAGATATAACAGAGGACGAGGGCTCCACTGAAGATGAACCAGTTATAGTGCCCTGCTTCTATATAGGCTGGCCACAAGAGCTAGAGGCTGGGCTAAGGGGAGGAAGCATAGGGCCTACATTCCTAGACTTGGATAGCCTGTTTAGGTGGGCTCTAGCTAACCAAGACCAGTTAGGAGGGGAGGTGATCTAAGATGAGGACAGCCCTACTAGGGGTAGCCATAGGCGCTATGATAGTCCTAGGTGTAGTGACAGCTACCAAGGATGATGCGCCTAGGGTGCCTAGGTGCCAAGAGGATCAGTGGGTGGACGGTGAGGGTAGCTTTGACAATGGCTACTGGAGCCAGTATGTTTGTCTATCAGACTAAGGAGGAAAGCACCATGAACATTTGTGAAGCGCAACCTTGCTGGGAGCCAAGCGAAGTTGGCTATCAAGGCTATCGGCTCTGCTGGAGACACGCACTACTCTGTGTCAGCTTATCTTATTGGAGTGGCCATTATGACAGGCCACTCACGGAGTTCATGCGTGGCGTGCAGCAAGTAGTTCCTGAAACTGCTTAGAGGTGAGTTAGATGTTCAACCAGATTGAGCTACTCAAGGCGATTGCGGCTACAGAGTGTCCACGGCCATTAACACACTACCGACTGATGCGGGAGGCATGGTACGTCTATCCATTCCAACGTTGGTACAGTGCTGTTAGGTGCTGCTATGATTGCAACATTAGGTTCCTACGTGGGGAGAGCGAGAGTAACAAACTGGCAGCTAAGGTATAAGGTTACTAACCCTACTACTAGTAGTAGCTGTAGTGGTTACTACTGTTAGCGCATCAATAGGAGGAATAGACTATGGTAGACATACCCAACAGTTGGTGGAAGTGCCCTTGGTGTGGGACGGCCAACTATCCATATACGGCGAGGTGCAGCCTATGCCGGTGCAGGCCCAAGTAAATGAACCTACGCAACTACCCACTGATCCGCCTAGCCAACCTGAGCCGGAGCCTGTGGTATCCCAAGCGCCGCCTGAGACTGGCAGTGCCGAGGCAACCATATGCGGAATATGGGCCACGGTTAGCTGCGCCTACATACTTAAGGTTGCGCGGTGCGAGTCCGGGTCAGACTATTACGACGATAGCGGAGGCTACTATATCGGCACCTTCCAACTTGATCCCAACCTACACGGAGGGAGATTCTTAGCTCATGGCTGGGATATCTGGACAGATGGACAGGATGTCTATAAGAACTCAATGGTGGCTTATGAGTTGTACTTGGATAACGGAATGGCACCATGGCCAGTTTGTAGGTATGCATAATGGCTGACGAAGTAGACAGTGAGTACGAGGCTTTTGTGGCTGATGTAAGGCCAACATTCGGAGGTATGATGGTTGATCGAAGGTTTACCGAAGCAGACATGACCATTGCAGACCTGCGCTCGCAGCTAAAGAATATGGAGAAACAACGGGACGGTTGGCGGATGCAGTGTGAGGCAGTCATTGTCCGGCGCGACGGATACAAGGAGCAGTTAGAGGCGGCAAATCGCGGCTTGCACATTTGCAGCGAGGACAAGCTGCGGTTGCTGGATGAGCTAGAGGCAGCGCAGCGGGAGCGTGACGTAGAGCATAATGCATGGACGGACACATGGCAGGAGTTACAGGCTGAGTGCACGAAGCGGGAGGAGGCTGAGGCAAACTTTGAAGCAGGACGTGCCGAGAACGAAGCCTACGGTCACGCACTTGAAGACGCCTTTGGGGCACTGCTTAACCCTGATAGACCCGCCAGTGACTTAAGTGAACGTG